ACCTCCCAGGGTCCCTCGGTCCGGGTGTCCTCCTTGGTGACGTACGCCTTCGCCTGGTCATGGTTGCCCTTGCGAGGCTCCCAGAAGCAGTTCGCACAGTTCTTCACTAGCCATGTACGGCGCTTCTTCTGTGAAAAGATGGCGTACCCTTGTAGATGCGGCGTTCCGCTCGCCCCAGTCTCGAGTTGCCATACGACGTACTCCGTCTCTGGCCACGAGCCTGGTATGTCATTAGACACTGGATTATTCAATGTGAAGAACCAGTTCTTCTGATTGCTCATCCTTGATCGGATGTTCTTCGGTGATGTTCGTCATCCTTTTTCCTTAAAAGGAAAAAAAGTTCCAATTTCGGTGAAATTGTTCCTCATGTTCCACGGAACATGTTCTTTTAAAAGAAACTTCTAATATTATATTTCAACAACTTGAATTCAATACAACAATGTCTCAAAAAGCAACAAGCACTACGACCACCGTCTCACCTTCGACAGGCTCGGTGTTCCGGGCACCTTCCGCTCCGCGTAAGATTCCGAACGTGGTTCCGCGTGACCTTGTCCAGGCGCGTGCTCAGAACGCGGTCTTCATCGCTGCGATGAAGAAAGCCTCTGGCGCAAAGAAACAACTGCTCCTTCCGTCCGCTGCCACTCAAAATTCTGAGTGGGCCATCAAGTCGGGATGGAGCATGCAGGACGCGCAAACCTGGCGTGCTCTGTTGGAGAAGGCGAAGTTCGCCACCGACGACGAGGAGGGGAAGAAGCTTCTCTCTCTCGTGTCTGCCACGATCGTCATGGCTGCCCACTGTCACTCTCACCCTGTCGGTCTCATTCACTTTGCTCGAACTGAATACGCTATCAAGCAGTGGGATGCCCAGGCGGCTGCATTTCTGCGCGAGAATCTGCTCGATGACGTCGCCGACGATGTTGTCGAAATCGTCGACGACGCGGAGGAGACGGAACCCGATCGTGACGACGAGTCGTCGTCGGGTACCGGCAAGCGTCGCAAGTACGAGCATGCTACGCAGCCCGACTTTGACGAAAATGAAAACTACTAGCCTTTCCCATGGTGTTTCACACTCATGAGTCAAGGAGAAGGTGAAAAATAGATAGTATAGATATGTGAAAATTTGCCGGCGCTGCGCGCGGCCCGCTTCGCGGCATGCCTGCCGGCGGCGCTTCGTCGGCCTACGGCCTCCTCGCTGGCGCTCCGCGCGGCCCCTGCCGGGGGCTTTGCGCTGCGCGCGGCCGATTTGATTATATATAAGAATGTCTAGGAACACGTGAAATTCCCTTGGGAATGTTCCGTTCCATGTTCCATAAGTGGCGGGTAATAATAGGAAATTGCATTTCCTTGCCGCCACTTATTGCCTCGCGGGGGCGCGTCGTCCAATCAATCGGACGCGAGGCATAAGCCGTTCTGGGCGGTATGCAATTCCAATCAATACAAAGTATGAATGCTGAAAAAAAGATTCTCACGTAGTGGTGGTGTCACGGCTGGAAACATAAGGCCTGAGGTAGGCGCTTCGCGCTCTACCTCCGGCCTTCCATCGGCGCCTACGTCTGCGGGGGTCGTCGGGGGGTCGCTGACGCTCCCCCCGCTCCTCCAGGAAATATGTACCAAATCCCGATTCTAACGTTATGCGGATACAGAGATGAGTGGAAAGCGTAAATATCAAGGTTCGAAAGGCGGAACTGCCAAGATGTACTCTACCAGCAAGGGCGTCGTCGTGCGGACGAGCAAGAAGCAGGGCACCAGCTCCGGGTACGTCGCGGGCCTGCAGCGTGCTTATGCAAAGGAAAAGGGCTACGTCGACGTGGTCTCGGCCGACTACGGGCTGAACACGACCGGTTCAGTGACCCTGCTCAACACTGTCGCGCAGGGTGCCGCTGTGACACAGCGCGTGGGCAAGAAAATCGTCATGAAAGGTCTTCAGTGTCGCGGTATGCTCGCGAATGACAGCAGTGCTGTCGTGAACGACGTCGCGTACATGATCGTGTACGACAAGCGCCCTACCGGTGCGCTGCCTACGATCACTGACATTCTGGTCAGCAGCGATCCGCGCTCGATGAACAACGACGCGAACGCCGGACGCTTTCGCATCCTGAAGCGTGTCGACGAGGTGCTTCTCGGCAATCAGTCTCTGACCGGTGCAGTTGCGAATGCGCTGACCGAGGCTACTGCCAAGTCGTGTGACTGGTGGCTGGACATGAAGTCGTTGCCCGTGACGTTCAAGGCGGCTGGCACCGGCGCTATCGGCGACATCGAAGAAGGTGCACTCTACCTGGTCACGATCGGCAACAATGCTGCTGGCAGCGCTGACGCGAACATGATTGCTGGCTTTCGCCTGCGATTCCTCGACATTTGAGTGAAGTTCATCGAATCCTTTCTCGAGTTTATTCACTTCGGTGGTTATCACCACCCTTCAAGGTCGATTTGCGCGACGAGGTTTGCTGGCGCATCCCATACTTCCAGCAATTCACGTTGCCAATCTGGCTCTTCTTCTTGAATGGCCGGCATCGCTGGCGCTTGCGCTAGCGGTGCGGCCTGTGCGGCATTCGCGCGTATCTGCGATAGAACTGGAAGACGCCATGGTACCACCATGTGTTCGACGGAGCCCAAATCGCCGCTCAGACGGCGCTCCATAGCGCCTAGACCGACATTTGGCCACCAATCCTTCGGAGGTACATTCGACGTGATGTAAATCTTCTTTGCCAAGAACGGCTGGGAGCCCCCTTTGGTCTCCACATTCAGTGGATAGCGGTCGCAGATTCGGCACATCAAATCGCGTGCGATCCAGCCGTAGAACTCGTCGATGACGACGACCTCTTGTCCGCAGTAGCCATCCCACCATGTGGTCTGGCCTGCCGGCTTGGACAGCCAGAACGCGTCCGCTCCACCGTCGTGGAGAGCCTTGCTGCTCTTGCCAATGCCAGGTGCACCCCAAAGCACGATGGTCTTGGTCGCCCATGTGCGCTGTGCTCCAGTGAGCATGCGGTACTTTGGGATGACTTTGTGGTACTTGGCCCACACTGGAAACGTCGTCTCGTCTCCGGCAAGCTCCTTCTCAGTCGCGCCTTCGTCGAGCTTGCGCTTCAGCGTAACTAAATCGTTACGCTTCCCTTGCTCGTGAACCGGCTCTACGCCAACCTCCCAGGGTCCCTCGGTCCGGGTGTCCTCCTTGGTGACGTACGCCTTCGCCTGGTCATGGTTGCCCTTGCGAGGCTCCCAGAAGCAGTTCGCACAGTTCTTCACTAGCCATGTACGGC